GCTAACGTTAATTCTTGGTCCATCGCCCGATGCTAACTACACAGTAGAGATGCACTATTTCTACTACCCGCCCACGATTGTGCAGGGAATTATCACTGGGTTTACGTTACCATTTACGTCAGGCTCTGGCTATACAAGCGGTGTGTACGCTAACGTTCCTTTGACAGGCGGAAGCGGCGCTAATGCAACAGCTACGATTTTAATTGTTGGTGGCGTTGTAACTGAATGCACATTAGATAACGGCGGGTCTTTATATGTACCCGGTGATGTATTGAGTTTTGATGCTAATGCTGCTGGTGCTGGAAGCGGTACTGGGTTTTCAATTACAGTATCAACGATTTCTAATGCTACAGGCACTAGCTGGCTGGGCGATAACTATGATCCCGCTTTGTTTTATGGCGCGATGCGTGAAGCGCAATTGTTTATGAAAGGTGAGCAAGATTTAGTTGCGTACTACGAGCAGAAGTATCAAGAGGCTATTGCTCAGTTGAACCGCCTTGGTACAGGGCTTGAGCGTGGTGATGCGTACCGCGACGGGCAGGCAAAGATTAAGGTTAACCCATGATCGTACAGACTTCATGCACAATCTTTGGTGTGAACCTGCTAAGTGGGTTGGAGAACTTTACGCCCACATCTCCGTACGTCTACAAGATTGCGCTGTATAACGCCAATGCCAACCTCGACAACTCAACGACTGCATACACAACGGTCAATGAAGTGACAGGCACAGGCTATACAGCAGGTGGACAAGTTTTAACGCCTATCACGCTTAGTTCAGACACAACAAACAACACTGCATTTGTTTCGTTTAACAATGTAACTTGGAATCCCGCAAGCTTCACAACACGGGGTGCGCTGATCTACAATAGCACTACGGGCGCAGCAGTTTTTGTTTTAAACTTTGGTTCAGATAAAACCCCTAACGGTACATTTACTGTAACTTTCCCAACGGCGAACTCAACAAACGCCATCATTAGGATTACTTAAAATGAGTAATTTAGACAAAGCCATTTTTGGAGACGCCGTGGACGCCACCGTAACCCGTAATGCCGGATCACAAGAATTAGTTGGTCTTGAAGGTGTATATACCTTTGAGTGTTATGACGCTCAGGGTAACCTGAAGTGGGCAGACAATATTGAAAACCTAACGACAAACGTTGGGCGTCAAAGCTTGCTTAATTCATACTTTGCCAATACTGGTGGCGGCGCTGTCGTCATGGGTTTAAAAGGTACAGGCACAGCCGCTTATACAGACACACAATCAAGTCATGCTGGTTGGTTAGAAGTAGGAGGTGCAAATGCTCCGACGTATTCTGGTACTCGTAAAACGCCAGCGTTTAGCGCCGCGACAAGTGCTAATCCTTCAGTTCTGTCTACTAGTGCTGCTGTTGTATTTAGCATGACAGGTTCTGGTACGGTAGCTGGTGCGTTTATTAACATCGGCGGCTCGTCTACTATTGACAACACGACTGGTACTTTGTTCTCGGCTGGTGACTTTACCGCTGGTTCAAAAACTGTAACGTCAGGCGATACAATCAACGTAACCTACACCTTGAGCGCATCGGGCTAATAAATGGCACTCGTACTTGCTGATCGGGTTCAAGAAACTAGCACCACCACCGGCACAGGGACTTTAACTCTAGCTGGTGCGGTGACTGGGTTTCAATCTTTTGCTGCTATTGGTAACGGCAACGCCACGTATTACACGATCACAAACGCTGCAGGTAGTTGGGAAGTTGGGATTGGAACTTATACATCAAGCGGTACGACGTTATCACGTACGACTGTTCTTGCATCAAGCAATTCGGGTAGCTTAGTTAATTTTACTGGCACATTGAATGTGTTTTGTGACTACCCCTCTGAGCGGGCTGTATACCAAGATACTTCTACGGGTGTAGCTTACGCCCCTGAGTTTGCTGCGAGCAACGGCTTAATGTTAAGCAACGCCACAATTAACACAAGTTACACATTTCCCACTGGCTATAACGCAGTAAGTGCTGGCCCCGTTACTGTGGCATCGGGAGTTGTAGTTACCGTGCCATCTGGCTCAGTCTGGGCTATCGTTTAAGGATATATTATGGCAGCTCCCGGCTTTACTCCAGTCATACCATATAGCAGCACAACGCCCGGTGCGGTTCCGTCTCCATCGAACATGCAGACTTCTGAGATTGCTGTTAACTCGGCTGATCGGTTGATGTATGTTAAAGCCCCGGGTGGTTCGGTAGTCACAATTGGTAACGGTGCAACAGGCGCTGGTGGCGATCAAATTTTTGTTGAGAACGGTCAGACAGTTACAACGAGCTATGCAATACCAACTGGGTTTAACGCTATGACAACGGGTCCTGTGGCTATTGCTGCGGGTGTGGTTGTTACGATTCCTAGTGGATCAGTTTGGGCGATCATCTAATGGGACTGCGACTCAAAGCCTTCTCGCTCGGTACGGTTGAGGTCAACCCTGTTGACACAGCATCTAACTTGTCTGTGAACGTGCAGGCAGCGAACGGTGTGTTGTCGTATGCAGACTCAGCGACTGGTGGGTTGTTTTTACCTGTGGGCACAACGGCACAACGTCCTGCAAGTCCTGCAACAGGGCAGATGAGATTCAATACCACGACAGGTTCAGTCGAAACCTACAACGGAACTTCTTGGGGCTAATATGGCTGGTTCAATCAAACTTGCAGCACCATCGGGCGGCTCAGTCACCCTGAACGCAGTGGACACCGCATCAAACTTTGTCATGCAAGTACCTGCCGCTGCGGGTATTCTGATTAATGCTGACTCTGCTACGGGTGCGGCACAACTTCCCGTTGGCACGACTGCACAACGACCTGCTTCGCCTGTGACGGGGCAAACTCGATTTAATACGACTTTAAATGTGGCAGAAGTGTACAACGGCACTTCATGGGGTGCTGTTGGTGGTTTATACCTAGTAAACACTTTGGTTGTAGCGGGTGGCGGTGCAGGTGGCTCGTTTTATGATGGCGGTGGCGGCGGTGCAGGTGGTTTGTTAGCGTCATCAATAGTTATGACCCCCGGAACGGCTTACACAATTACTGTGGGTGCAGGTGGTGCGGGTGCTAGTGCAGCTCCAGCTTCTAATGGTGGAAACTCTTCAATTGCCGCTTTAGTGGTTGCAACGGGTGGTGGTTTTGGTGGTTTTGCTGCTTTATCTTCAAGTGCCAATGCAAATGGCGCAAATGGCGGTTCTGGCGGCGGCGGTGCTGCTGGGGCGACTGCAAGTGGAATTACACCCGGAACGGCTGGAACTGGAGTTTCAGGTCAAGGTTTTGCTGGCGCTGCTGGTTCGGGTGGTGCGAGTGGTTCTTATGGTGCTGGTTCAGGTGGCGGTGGCGCAGGTGCTGCGGGTATTGCCGCAACGTCTGGAGTAGCAAATCCTCCCGGTGGTAACGGCGGTGCAGGTGCTGCATCGTCTATTACTGGCACATCTGTTTATTACGCAGGTGGTGGTGGTGGGGCTGGTGGAATAACAGGTTCAACAGGTGGTGTAGGCGGTGGCGGAAACGGTAGTGCTATTACTGGCACAGCTGGAACAGCAAATACAGGTGGCGGTGGAGGCGGCACTGGAGGTACAGGTGCGGGTGGTGCTGGTGGTTCTGGTGTAGTTATTATTTCTTATCCCGGCACTGGGCAGCGTGCAACAGGCGGAACAGTGACAACATATTCTAGCGGTGGAAATTCTTGGGTTGTCCACACTTTTACCACATCTGGCACATTTACGGCGTAAAGGAAAGAACATGACAACGACTATTTCGGGTTCAACAGGAATCGTAACGGACAACATTACGTCAAACGGTACGGGTGCGTCTGGCTTTCCTACTGGGACTACTGCTCAACGACCTGCAAGTCCTGCTGTCGGTTACACACGGTGGAATACTACGCTTAGTCAGCTTGAAGTTTTTGTTGGTTCTGGTCTTTGGCAGGCTCTTGCTTCGCCAAATTATTCTGTCAACTATCTTATTGTAGCTGGCGGTGGGAGTGGCACAAACTCTAACTACAGTGGTGGTGGCGGTGCAGGCGGTTTGCTCGCTTCAACTGCAACAGTAACTATTGGTAC